GGTAGCGGTATTGCAGACGGCGCCTTGAATAAACTGAGACAGAATGAAACTGCCGTAGGTCGCGGTCGAGTCGAATATCTTGTGGGTGCGCCTCTCGCCTGGCGCGCGCGTGCGGGTAACGTCTGAGTAGAACGGCGCAATGTAGTCGATGATGTCCTGGACGATGTTGTCGAGATTAGTGCGCTCGCTTTTAAGCGATTCGTAATTCTTGGCGATGGAATGCGCTAGGTTTAATGCCATAACTCAGATGGACGTTGTTTGTAAAAATGATCTTCCTGTAAAAGCACATCTTCACAATCGTAAAATACGGTCTCACCGCCGCCGGCCGCAACATAGATTGTATCTCCTACACGGCACACTAATTCTTGGGCGACGACATGGAGCGATTCGTTATCGCTTCGTCTGATAACAGTGACGATTCTATCCAACATTGCCTAGATTACTCCCACCGATAATGGTCGATGATCTCCCCTGGGACAGCATGGCGCGACGGCGGGCTTCGGTTTCAGCGTTCTGAATCTGCGCGCTGGAAGTAGACGGCGGGTCTTTCTGCTTAGGCGTCTTGGGCTTGGACGCGCCGACGAACATATCTTTGAGCATCATAGGCGAGACTCCTAGCTCACTAATACTGGCATTTGTACCCGGTTGTCAAGGAAGTCGTCCTGACCCAAGTTGGTCAGTACCTTGAGCGGGCGGCCCGCGTTCTCGTTTAATCCGGGTACACCGTAACGGGCAAGTAGGTAGATAAAGGCATCGCCTAAATCCTCCCAGGGGTGGTTAGGCTTCTTCGGCTTGTCCGACCGGAGCTCCCCTTGGTGAGACTTGGCGTAGTACCAGCGACCATCGAGAGCGCGGATCAAATCCTGGGTATACTGGTTATCCTCGATCATTATCCCATGAGCCCGATTGAATATCTGGACGAGCACGTTCTTTCTGATCTCCCACTGAATAGGTCCGGATTCAAACCATCCCCCGCCTAGATGTTCCTGAATCATCTTTAAGGCCGCGTTGTCGATGTCTGCCTCACTCCCCTTGGGCTTCTCCATGCTACCTTGAGCCGGATCGTAGCCGATAAAGGCATAATCGTCGGGGGCCTTCAGAACCCAAGGGGCGAACCGGCCAAGCCAGGGGAGTACCAAATCCTCCATGAGTTGCTGGATCCCGGCGCCAGGAAGCGTCAGGCCGGCCTTGATCCTCATGGTGCCCTTATCGGCCTGACCGATGATGCAAGTGGGGGTATGGCCGAAGTCAAATCCGAAATAGACGGGCTCGGCGGGTAGGAAGGGAACAATCTTCGGGCTGGTATGAAGCGCGCGGCTAAACCCCTGAGCCACCTGATCGCCCATCATAACGACGCCAAACATGCCCAGGACGAGCCGGCGTACCAAGTCTGGACGATTCTGCAAGCTGTCCACCCAGCCTAGTCGATCGGCCTCATTAGCCCTCTCCCCCGCGGGTACCCGAAACCACTGGACGGTCGACAAAACATTGGAATTGCCCATACAGGCGGATAAGGGACTCCCCTGGGGATACTGGTCAAACTCCCTGGGCCAAGGAATCTCCATCTTCTCGAATAACTTCCTGAACTGCTCCGGATGCGCAAATACCGCCGATCGACTGGGATTACATCTAGTAGCCGTCCAGTGGTCCTCATCCGGGTAGTTAAGAGTCGCTACAGCCGGAAAGAAATGGGAGGGGATCCGGCCGACCGACTGCGACGTCAAGGCCAAGTCCCAGGCTGACTCGTTTACCCCCGAAGACACTACCATCATGGCCGCCGGCGCCGGCTCCTCGAACCAGACCCCAACCGTCTCCGCTCTCACCCGGTCCATGGCCCCCTGATCCTCAATACCGAACAGGTTAACCCGGACCAAAGGGGTCCCTGCCAGGTAGAACGTCGCGACATGATCCCCATCCGAAAGCCGCCACCCACCCTTAAAAATAGGATTCTCAAAGCTCGGGATAGTCTTTAGCTTGTGGGAAGTAAACGTATCAGTTACGCCCATCCAGGGAACAGGTAAATTAAAGCCACCGGCATGGTGCACCCTGGCGTGCTCAATGGCCCCTACCATCCATCCAATCGTCTTACCATCACCTCGAGTACCAAAACAGAAGATTTCACGCCTGTCGGGATTCTTCCCCCCATCCCTGATCGTCTGGACAAACTCGGCCACCACAGGCTGATCGACAAAACTGATCTCGGCCTTCTGGTTGACCACTGAAGGGTCTGGCTTGCGACGGAGTTTAGGCATGTTCAATAGAAACTAAACGATCATCAACAATTTGCGCGTGTTCCGGACATAAATCCATCTCACGGTTGTTTTTATCCGGCTCTTGAAAATGTAGCCAGCCACGAAATCTATCAGACTGATCGCCTAGCACTAGCTCAACACGCTTTGTGCAACCCTTGAAATCGCAAGCTATCAATACTCGTTGACTCATTAAGCGTTCTCCTTGGCCTTTAGGGGTGTCAAGGTGATTTGGGGGAATTTGGAAGGGGGGCCCCTAACGTGGACGGGTAGGGGGGTAAAAAAGGGGGCATGGGGGGGGTCGTTCCTTGGAAAATCACCTGGCACAAGATTCACTATCCATGACGATGTGATTGAGGTGCCAGGAACTGAACTGACTCACTAAGTATCTGATTTATCATCATTTGGTGTAACATCAATCTCTTTGTTGCCCCCAATTGTGCCCCCAGATGATGCAGGATAACTGATAGCTAGTGAGACAGGTCCAACGTTGTTCATTGAAAATCCTTCACGATATTGAGGCTTTAGGCCTTTGAGTAGCGCGATCCGCTCGGAGGTGAACACCTCTCTGTAATTACCCGTAACCTCACCTTTGTAAACTATATCGCTCTTATGTCCATCAATTGCATCGCCTAACATACTCGATTCAAGTACATCACCCATTAATTCCTTAGCATATTCTACAGCTTGTTTATAATGAGGCTTCTGTAACCAGATGTAGTGAATACGCCAGTCACACTTCATCACCCGTGAACATTTCTCCACGTTGAAGTTGTTTTTGAGTAATGCCGAAATGAACTGTATTTGTCTAGGTTTGAGAGGCTTGAAGGCTGGTATTCTTTTTAGAGTTGACTGACTTGGTATGGAAACTGAATTATCTGGAGGCATGATCTACTAGATGGGATTAACTGAGAATTAAAGACAGGTACTCCTTAGGATGGGACGTTTCTCTCTCTTCCTCTCTCCCTCCGCTATCTCTCTCTATTACTCCCGTTGGTCGTTCCGTTGAATCCGAGGCCCCCGAGTCACCCTGCAATCCATTCTATGATGCAGGCCATAGTCTAGTTAGAATAATCTAACTTAGATAGCGTCGGTCGGTCGGTCGGTCGATTACGCCAGCCCAGTCAATCACGTTATTAGCCACTATCTTGCTGGTAGCGTGGTAGGCATCGGCGCTATGGAGTACCTGAGAGACGCGATCCGAGCCTTGTGATTGCCGAAATGAGTTCATCAAACAATAAAGCGCCGGCCATTTCTGACCAGCGCTCCATTGCCTCAGATACTCACTATGTTGATTGCTCAACATGATCTCTAATTAGTCCATTGCAATTAGTTTGTCAAGCACAATTGCAATCGGTCATATTTGCCCTGGCGATCGGTCATTTCAATCCTGGTCATAAGGCACAAATGCCTGACCTACGTTTTCACTCCTTGATAAATCAATATGTTATCAAGATTATAATCCTGGCATTGTGATTGCATCATAAAGAATCAAGTCTAGTGAAAAGGAAAAAGGAACATGGACAGAATCATTGATTTGTTGGAAATGGCAATCGAGGCGTCAACCGAGAGTGATCGATCTTATTGGCTTAGTGCAGTCGAGGAAAGAACGCCACGATTAGAATTTACCGGCCATTACCTCATGGTCTTATGGCGGGATGAAGACAGGCATCCTGAATTCTTCAGAATCTTGTCTGAATACGGATTATAACATCGACGTGCTCAACAGAGGGGAATAACATGGACATGCAAAAAGTGAACAAACAACCGATCTTCATGGCGTTTTGCTGCAAGTGCAATCGCCGTTTGTATAACAACCGTGAACCTATGTGGGCAGACCTAGACGGCGTGCCGTTTGGCGATTATTAATGCGAATTAGACAAGCAAATTGCCACCAGCGAATTAAAGGCAAAAGCGGAAGAAAGAGGGAAAAAAGATGGAAACTAAACATACCCCAGGACCGTGGCAAGTAAAACTCGAAGAAAAAATAGCGCATATGTTAGAAGACCGCGCCCATATCATAGTTGCTGACGGCGGGATATTTGGCGATACCGAAATTACTCGCCTAGGACCAGAATGCGCCGATCGGGATGCTAACGCCCGCCTGATCGCCGCTGCACCCACAATGAAAAATTACCTATCGCGCCTGCTATCGGTTACTGAATTGAATTTAGACGAAATGGAACCGGAAACGTGCGCACTGGTAAACGAAATTAGCGCATTCTTAGCCGATGAATTTGGAGAATAACATGGAAACAATCCTTGACCTATTAACCATTGCCGGGATTATCGCCGGACTTGCTATCTGCGCATTCCTCGCGTCAATCCCTGCGTCTATTCTAACTATGGCGGTCGCAAGCGCGCTAGGAGGCTAATCTTTGCGCCATTCCCTCGGCGCAGAGCGTTGAGATTAGCAGTCTCTCGTGTCTGGTACGTCAAGCCAGACAAACTAGCGAAAGAAGGAAGCAATGGATGAAAATACTCATGGCGGTAAACGCCCAGGCGCCGGCCGTAAACAAGTGGGACTCGAACCGCGCAAACCACGAACAATTTCCTTGACCGATTCAGAGACAAACAAAGCAAAGACGATAGGACAGGGAAACGTGAGTCAAGGTATTTCCAAATCACTTATGAAATATGATGACTCCCTTAGCGATTGACCTGTTCTGTGGTCTTGGTGGTTGGACTGATGGGCTGCTTGCTGAGGGCTACAATGTTGTCGGATTCGACATCGAGCGACATGACTACGGAGATGGCAATAGGTATCCGGCGCAGCTTGTCATCCAGGATATTCTGACGATCCACGGCAAACAATTCAAATACGCTGCGTTGAT